TACAATAATTGTTAGCTGGGCCATTTTCTATTTAAGACTGTAATTGCAGAGTCCTTTCTTTCGAATGGGTTACTTGATATAATAATAGCATGCCTACTGGAAAATACATACGCACAGACAAACACAGAAACATACTAAAGGGCAGAGTAAGACTAGACATGCTTGGTGATAAAAATCCTGCAAAACGAGAAGATGTTAGAGCCAAGTTGCGTGCCAACTGTGGAGGCAAACCATTAAGTGCAGCACATCGACTTAAGTTAAGAAATGCAAAGCTAGGTACACACTGCAGTGAAGAGACTAAGCAGAAACTTAGAGATAAGCGAATGCATCAGGTATTTCCACAGCGTGATTCATCGATAGAAGTGTTATTGCAATCAGCTCTTACTACTGCTGGTGTTTTATACACTACTCATGCAAGTCTAAAGGGTCAACCTGACATTTTTATATTGCCTAACATCTGTGTGTTCGCTGACGGATGCTACTGGCACCATTGCCCACAGTGTGGTTACACTGACACAGATGACACAGACTCAAGAGTGACAGCACACTTAACTAACGCTGGGTATACAGTGTTGAGATTCTGGGAGCATGACATTACACATAACATCGATGCATGCATTACACAAATACATGATGCAATAAAACCGGCATAAGCCGGTTTTATTATTTGTTAACGATTGAAGTTGCAGAGGCCACGTTCAAACGGGTGCTGTGCCCAACCTCCGCCATAGCCAGAGTATTTGCTAGCATCCCAATCACGGGTGCCCGCTTCTCTGAGCACAACAATCGATAATGTAATGTTGTCGGTAGCATCGTATTTATTAAGTTGAGCGTCTTTGCCCCAGTACTTAGTAACATTACTTTGCCAGCTTGAATCCAACCACTGATATACACCACCTGCTGTTGATGACGGATTTTTAGCGATTTCATTGAAGTTGCTTTCTGCACATGCAATGTTGAGCGCTAGACTCGCGTCAACTCCGTTTTTAACGGCGATGTCTCGTATCTGTTCAACAATCGTTGCCTCTGGTTGCAGCGACTGAAGAAGCTCAACTACACGTGTGGTACTCGCAACTTTAGAAATTGATTGTAACGATGCTGTCTGTCTTCCGATAGCATATACTGTTAACGGAAATAACAACGTCAGAATCACATAACCAAGAAGTATTTTTTGAATATAGTTTGAACTTATAATCTCGTCATACTGCCTGACAATTTGTGAGTAACTTCTGCCAACCACATCAAATGTGTTCACTGTTGACAAGACGAGCGAATCATGCTGTTTCTTTTAAGTAGTCAGTCCCAGCAATCATCGGGGAGAGGCAGAACCTCATGCTATCGTCTAATCAAGCGACACCTCATCTAAAATGAGAAAATGCTAGACTAAGTGAAACAATCTAGCAAGTGAAGCAATTAGAGATGCATAGTCATATTATAACACATCTTTGAACAAAAGTGTACTGGCGGATGTGGAAGCAAGAAAAACAAACAAAAGACTTCCACACCCACAAGTACACTCTTATGTACTTGGAGTGTATTATTACACTCGTGGGTTAACTCTAAAGTAAATTCCAAGTAGACCAACCACCAAGTTAAATTGGGTTAGGTGACCTGCTGGAATCAATGCAGTGATTGCATCAACGTTGTTAACAAGAAACAATGCTACGATAGTCCATGCAGTTCTACTTGATACTGCATCTAGAATCTTAGCTACAAAATTTGTAAGTAATGTTTGCATATATGTGTATTTATTTTGATAAAAGCTTTGCGTTAATTTTGAGCAGTGTTTTCTTTCCTACTCTACCCCCTTTCACTGTAATCAACTTACCATTAAACATTATTTGAATTGTATCAAGCTCAGAGATAGGTGCTACTGAATACTTAACTTGCATCAAGTACACTGCTCTAGCTGTGACACCTCCGAAATAACCAGTGCATTCTTGCCCAGCTGGGAAGAACCCTCTGGCTTGGAGCAACTGTTGAAGTCGTTTGATTTCAGCTGATGTTTGTCCGTATTCCATCACTGTGTTGAATGGTGCAAACTGTTCGTCAGTGATGTCATATTTGAAATCGAACAATGTTCCTGCAAACCAAACAGCATCTTTGAAGAACTCTCGAGAAATAAGACGTTGACCGTTATACTTCCCGAACTTGCCCCAACTGTCTTCGATGACTAGATATTCTTTACCATCTAACATAATTGCATCAATCGCAGTAATTGAATGAACAACTACTCCTTTCTTTCCACCAACTGACGGAATGTCTTTGCACCATGATTGATAATCAGTGTTGACCCATATCATTGCACATCCTTCTTTGTTTACGATGCCAGCTATGTAATCAAAATCAACTGGACATGTAGCATAGTTAGTAGGTACAACTAGATTGTTCAGGTCTTCAAAATTAGCAGGCAATACAATCGCATCAAGTTGAGCATCATTCATATTTTCCGAAGGCACGTCTGTTTCTTTACATGAAGAATACTTAGTTGCAAGTTCAAGTGCGTTAACACCAATCATACCTGCACTTGGCTTATTAGAACGCTTACCATAGATTGGTGCGTGAGAAAATTTGATACTATCACCTTTGCCCATGAATCTTTTGATTTCTAGCATCTTAGCTACTGTGTTTGCCACACAAGAACCTGAACCATCTTGATTGCGGACTTGATATTTTTTCCACTCACCTTCTTTTACTATTCGAAATGTGTTGTCTAATGAACCCATTGCATACACTTCAGATGTATTCCAATCTTTAGCTTTCTGCTCGTCTGTTCTATTGTCTGGAAGTAATCCAGTGAAGTGTTCTGTCATGTTTATTTTTTATTGTCTCTAATGTTGATAAGCGCCCGTATAATTTTGTTAGGAACTGGGTAACCAAGCTTCTCAATGTTTTCTAGTATTGAGAGCATTTCAGTAGCTAACGCAAATGCAATCATCATATCATCTAGATACCGCACAGGTTCTGGGAATCCATATTCTGTGATGTGCATAAAATATATTAGTCCATAATATATTGCAATCTTAATGGGTGTGCGGAAGAACTTAGCAGAACTAATGACAACACCTGTTTTGTATGCAACAAACATAGCTGATATGCTGTCACCCCAAAGCAATACCATTAGCGCAATAAGCGCTTTAGTATGCAAAGAGTCAAACCCAAATGAGAGTGCAACAAACAAAAAGCCAAGAACAGCCTTCAGTTTGTAACCGGAAAATAGTTGTATGCAGAGTTCCATTGTATCTTGTTGTTTGAAATAGTTTGTCATAGTCGTGTTGTTGCACTTAACTTTAACTCAATTCTTTCAGAGTAATTTCGGTTTTTGCTCTAAGTTGCGCTAATTCTCGTAATGTTGATTGATCTGTAATTGTGCTATCACATAATAGTGAGTCATACAATGACAAAATGCTCACAGAAAAATCGTGCACAATGTCGTTGCTTTCGTGTAAATTGGAATAAAAATTGACATCCATGATATTATACAGCAAACATATACAATTTGCCTGTAGCTCCAGTAGAGCCAGTATTACCAGCATTACCGCCTGTTCCACCCGTACCTCCAGAACCACCTGCAACTGATGCAGTAGTAATTACTGTACCAGTCATTGAACGATATATGATAACTAACACACCACCAGAACCACCAGAACCGCCTGCTCCTCCACCACCAGTACCTCCTACACCCTGCGGTCCTGCTCCATTCCCGCCATTCCCTCCATTTCCGCCCATCGCTCTAATAGAGTTATTAGACCCAGAAACAATATGCTTTGCACAAACAACAACAATTGCACCTGTGCTGCCACCTCCTCCGCTTCCACCACCACCACCCCCATACCCGCCTGCACCTGATGAACCACCACCTGAGCCACCACTTCCATTACCACTTCCAGCACTAGATTGCATACGAGCAATTGACGTGTTATTCACATAATGCAAAGATGATGCAAGTGCTGGATTTGTGGGTAACATAGGTGCAATAGTGATGGCACCTGCTGCGCCTACAGCACCAACAGTACCACCGCTTACTGTTCCTTGTCCACCTAACGCACCAGCAACACCATCGCTGCCAATACTGTCAGTTTGAGCTAACCCTGTTGTACCTGCTGGACTTGCACCACCTACTGCAGCACTACCTGTATTAGAGCCAGCACCGCCTGTTGTACCAGCTGGTCCAAGCAACCCTCCAGCTAATGTACCTGACCCCAATGCAGATGAGCCTGCACCTGCTGCACCTGCTGTGCCACCTGACGAACCAGACACACCATTGCCACCAACACCTCCAGAATTGCCAAGTCTGCCTATCCACCCTGTACCATTGGTTGTAAGTGTGTCTTTCACAAATACTCTATATCCAGAAGTGTCTAGTTTTACAGCTGTGTTTATTGTTAAATTGTTATAATACATGTCTCTAGTGATAGTACTATTCACAGAAATAGTAACATCTCCATCTCTACCATCGCCAAATTGATTAACATCTGGAATAGTGTCAATCAAGTCTTGAGCAAGTAACTGCTCTCCTTGCACCCATGGGTTTAACGAATCTCTTAGCATATTATGAAATAGTTAATGCCCAATCAATTGTTAACTTCTGCGAAGTTGTTTTTGTCACATTTATCGACACATGTGATAGCAGCACACCTGAGTTTGCTGCGCCAGTTGCATTTGTAAAAATGCCTGCTTCTCGATATGTACCAGAACACTCTACCTGTGAAAAGAATGCTGTTGCATATGCAACATTACTTGCATTAGTCCTACTGGCTATTGCATTTCTGTACGTCTCAGTAGTTAGCTGAGTGTCAGCATTCACTGGAGTTGTAGTACTAGAGCCAAGTGCTGCATAGTTGATTAGCATTGTATTGTCAGGTGTAGGGTCTGTCAAGTTGTTTGCAATAAGTGTACGTCCAACAGTAGGTATAATGTTAGTGTAATATTGTACAGTTTTCTCTCCAGTGTACACATCTTCAAGTGTAAAGCGATACACTCCGAGCAAAGACATTGCTTCTCCGCATTTCACTTTTGCAGTGTCTATATAGTTTTGGAATTCTTTGTCAATTATCATATTATTATTGTATCATATTGTTAAGCGAGCGGTGAACCGTTCAAAATAAACACTCTTTCAGTGGCTGTCGGAGTGTACGGACCTGCCACAAACGTGACAGCGTAGTCCAGTGCCTGCACATCAACTGTTTCTCCAATAGACAATGTTTCTGGTGATGGATAGTCATTTGTGTTGATGTCCACTGTATCTGAGATAGTGATTGTCTCCATCGGGAACACTGTTTTTTCTACAACAACAGTGCCTTTGTCTTCAATCAACTTGTCGCCAGATGTAAGCATGTCTATCAAGAATTGAATTAGAGATGTTGAACGAAGTGTGGCAAGTTTGACAGTATATATCTGTCTGCTGTTGTGCAACATGCGCATTGACACTGACTGGATGATGAAGCGTTCGTCTGTGTCAAGCAGAGTGGACGTGATGTTGATAGTGTACCCACTTCTCAATCCACTTGTGTATGTTTCGAACCCACCTTCGATTAGCCCCTGTTGATATGCAGACAATTGCACCTTTGCTAGTGACACTGCTTCTTCACGACTCTTCAGTGTCTTGTCAATGAGTGAATACTCAAACACCCCATACTGCGAGATAGATGTTGGTTCTTCGACCTGTACTACCAGGTTGTATAGAGGAGTACCTGCTACTGAAATGTTGTTTGTACCAACAGCAGGAGTTGTGCCTGCTTTGAATCTGATGTAGCCCTGATTGTAGTCCCAGAAACAGTCAAAATCTGCTTCATTATCGATATAGTCTAGACCGACTGTTTTACCAACACCGCCTACTGTTACCGTAGGCACTGAACTAAATTTGTTAGCTAGAACGAACGACATTTTCACTGCGTCACCGTTAAACGTTTCTGTACGAGAAGAACCCACAATCTCTCCGCCTTTGATGAATACTCTGTTACGAATCTGTGAAAGGTCGTTAGACACGTCTAATGAGCCGTCAATGCAGTAGCCATTGCTGTCGATGATGTCGAATGGTGCTACCTCTGTTGCTGTTGCAAAGAAGTGAATGTCTTTATAATAGTCAACGTACCAACTGTACCCGGTGAGGGCTGCTAATTTCTGGATTGCAGCGGTTACTGTGATTCTGTCAAACACTACTTTAGTAATGTTCAAAGTACAGTTTACTCCAGTGTCTGTAAAGCCAGTTGTGTAGTTTGTAAGTATGTCTGCAATGATCGCATCCACTGTCATACTAGCATACTCATCATTCACGAGTGTTCTGTCGAGGTCGTACGAGTAATCCATGCAGTCAACGTGGTAAAGTACACTGTTATTTGCTTGACTAGTGGCTGAGATGGCATGCACTTTTCCACCGAAAATACGAGTAGCACCGTCTAACATGATAACTTCAACATTTGTCACAGGTCTGAATAGCTGGCTAGCAGAGTAAATTATGTCAAAAGACAAAGAATCAACTTTGTTGTTGATTTCATCTTTCTTATAAATTGACCGCATCTCGATAACAGATGAACGATCTACTCCGCCTAATGTAATTGTGATTGCCATGTTATAGTTTTACGTTTTGCTGTAGAGCACGCATGATACCTGACCCGATTTTGTCAACCATGTCATCTTCTCCGAAGAAACTGTTGCCTGTTATTACAATTGTCATGCCCCCACCTGACCCGTTGGCAGCGATTGTGCCGTATTGACTTGGTGAGAATAGTTCAGGTCCCTTTTCCCCCACAAGGAAGGTTCTACCAGGTTGTACAGAACCACCAGATGCACGTTTGCCACTTACAGCTGGAGTACTGTACGACATTGAACTCATGCCACTTCTGCTTGAAGAGATTGAAGCCATGATAGCTGCTACTGAATTAGCGTAATTTTGATAGTTTGTGATTGACTCAGCAAGCCAGTTCTTTTCAGCAAGTTTGTCTGCTGCTATTCTTTCTCGTACTGACTGTGCTTTCTTTGCTTCAGCAAGCACCTTTGCTGCAGTTTGCTTAGACACCATAGCAAGGATTGCTGTTTGTTCTGCTTCGAGTTCTATGATGCGTTGCTGTCGTTGTGCTTGTTCTGCATTATATTCGTTTGCCATCAGAGTCAGTTTCTGTGAGTGGTCATATATCAATCGTTGCAATTCGTTCATGCCCAATCGCTCTTGTTCAGCTGCAATCTGTATGTCCAATTGCATTCTAGATTGCTGGTATGTAGTGATGATTGCTAACTGTTCATTGAGACTCTTCTGTACATCACTTATCCTTGAAACGTCACCTGAACGATAAGCATCTTGAAGCTCAGTCTCCAGTTCTTTTTTCTTGATATTTGCGTTAGCTACAGTAGATACAACATCACCTTCAAACGTTTTCTTTTCGCCATTGATACTTTTCTCGTAGTCAAGTGCAGCCTTTTTGATTTCATCGTATGTTGCTACAATGTTCTTTCTAACTTCTGCAACTGAAGAAACTAGAGAATCGAAGTGCTTCTTTGCAGCTTCAGTAGCTGCCTTTGTTGCTGTAGGAAGTGTGCTGATTGACACATTAGCCTTTGGAATTTCTGTACTTATCTTTGTTGATGCATCTGTTGCAGATGATTGCAATTTTATGAAACTCTGAGATGTCGCAGTAAGTGTGTCATTAGCTGATAGCAGTCTCTTTTGCATACTAGCAATTGTACCGTCTAGCATATCGCCCATGCCTGGAATAGCTTCAAGTATTGAGTCGATTGTTTGCAATACACTCACTCCCATAGCTAGGAATCCAACTTTCATTCGTTCGACTGTTAGTTTCCACAAGTTGCCTAGTCCCCCAACCTCATCTGCAAATTCTTTTATTTTAAAGCCAGTGTACACGAGAATAGCAGAAACTGCTGCTATTGCCAAGCCAACTGGTCCAAGCGTAACCCAGACTGCAACGATTGCAGCCTTTAATCCACCGAGTATTGATATTGCTGTAAGCACAGCCTTGCCAAGTATGCCGATTGTAGCTATTGCACCAGCTATTGCACCTGTCCACATGATGATGTTTGCTACGAGTTTTGGATTTTCTTTGACCCACTCTCCAACTTTCTGAATGATTGGTGTAATTGTTTTTAGTAGCTCAGTCAAAGCAGGAGCAAGTGCACCACCTATTTCTTCAGCAGTGTTTGCCATTGTTATTTGCAACACTTTCATTTGCCCTTCCAGTGTTTGTGATGCAGCTAGTGCAGCACCACTTGCCTTAGCCTGAACAGCAGCAAGTACTTCTTGCCGTGAGGCACCGTCTTCCAATTGAATGCCGAATTCCTTGAGCACCTTTCCACCTCCTGCATAAGCCATCGTGATTGCACGAGTAGTAGCTTCAATGTCCTTACCTGAAAATGCAGCCAAGTCCATTGCTAGAGCAACATCTTGTTGTGCTTGTGTTACACTGCCACTCACTTGATATAGTTTACCGAATGCAACAGATACAGCTTCGTCGTCAAACCCAAGCTGGATTGCAGCTGTACTAACTTCAGCCATCTTTGCTTTTACAGCAGCAAGCGCTTGTGTTGAATCTTTGAAGCCAGTAGATGCTTGTCGTTGCTTAGCAGTCATTCCACTAATTGCATTTTCTACTGCAACGTTAGCTGCTACCATTTCGCGTTCAGCACTAGCATATGCCTTCAACGCACCCACTCCTACACTAGCGATAGCTGCAAAAGCGACAGTTCCGAACTTAGCCATGCCTCCAAAAGCAGCACTCATTGTTTCAGTGCGTTTTGATAGTGCTGAAAAATCATCCCCAATTGCTTTGAATTGAGCTTCTGTCTTATTTACTAGATCGACGATGAGACTAAGTTTTTGTTCTGCCATGTGTGTGATTATTTGTTACGTTTCTTTTGAGCTGCTAACATTGCCTTTTGCTCCTTACTCAAGAAGTCCTGCACTGCTTCTATAAAGAAAAGGGGCTGCGACATATATTCATAATACGTCCAGCCCATCTCCCTACAGATAACAACTATGTCAGTGTTAGTTAATTTTTTTTTGACAGTTCGTTTACTGCATCCACGATGAACTGGTAGTCAGCTTGACGCATATCTAGGAGAGTGTCCAAGATGTTGTCTGTCTTGCCGTCAACCGAAACTACTATTTTTTCTAGAAGTCTGTGAGTTGACTCATTAACTTTAGCAATGTTGATGTTGTTCATCTTAACTTCTCCAATTAGAGAAGGCTGATCGACAGACATCGCTTCAAATAATGGTGCTTGCACGTATTCGAACTCTCGTCCTGTTATAAATGTGTTGAGCACTATTACTTGATTGCCAGCTGGAGTTGTAATTGTTTTTGTTTCTCTTGTCATTGTGTTTGTTTTTCTTTAAGAACCATTAGTAAGTAGCTTGTGTGTTTTGAACAACGATACTGATTGCTGATGACGATGTTGTGTCGTAAACACCAACGAAGTCAATACTTTCAGATACAATGTCGTCTAACTTTCGATCTGGAGTATACTTGTCCATAACTATCTTAGAGATTGTAATTTCAATCTTAGGATATAGTGCTGAAGTACCAAGTACTGCTAGATCGTCACGTTCCATTGTAATTCTCATTGCTTGTGTTGTGCCTGCCTTGAACAAATCGTAGTATGTTGCAACACCTTCGAAGTTTGTAGAGAATGACCCGCTTATTTCCAATGGACCTGTAAGTACGTCAGTTGGTGATGTTGAACCAAGACATTGTGTTGGCTTAATGTTGTTTGACAGTGTAAGCTTCAAGTCTTTAACACATACTGCTGACGCAGCTGCTAGTCCAGATACTGCTGATGCAAACTTGACAGTCACATCTTGATTTCTGAAGTAAACATCAGTCGCAGAGTAAGTTGGTGTGTATGCTGCATGTGGTGTTTCTGATTTAGCAACGAATGATGCTGTAGCAACTACTAGGTCATCTTGTGTTGAACTAATTTCTAGTTGATTAACTGTACCCATAGCATATTCGTATGATTGCTGCCCTGGTTGTTGTAGAGCAAGAGTAAGTGCAGGGAATTGAGCACTGCCTGTTAGGCGAGTGAATGTGTGAGTTGTAGCTCCGAGTGCTGTAACAGGTGTAGCTGTACCAAGCAGACTCTTTAGAATATGACCGATTGTTACGTTACGAACATTGAATTCGATATCACCTTCTGCACGAGTTTGTGCTATTTCCTTACCCTGTAGTGAAACACCTGTGCCTTTCACCTCCTTAACATCAACCCAGTCTTGTACTACTACAATACCAGATGGTGTTCTTGCTGGAATCCATGCTGTTGGTGCTACAGCTGTTCCGCGTGTTACTTCTGCACCAATCCCCAATTGAACTGTTTCGCCTAGTAAATATGTCATATATTATTCTTTAGAATCGTTAGCTTGTAATTGTTTGTTTAACAGTGCATAGGCTTCTTCCAATGTTGATGCCAATACTGTAATCCCGTGCTGAGGAAATGAATACTCAACCTTTTGAGCTTTTACAATAGTTGCTGCTTCATCTAGTGAAGGGCCCATGTCTTTGTTTTGATAATCTGTTTTCATATGTTTGATAAATAAAAATGACGATGCCACTGATATAGTGGAATCGCCAGTTGCTACACTGTTACGCCTATACTGATATTATATCATATTGTCTGCTAACCCTGATTGTTCATGAATCTGACACATCTCAAGTTAACTTCTGCCACATGATAGATGCCAGATGTTCTCTCCTCGTATGACCATGTACCAGCGATAGGTTCTACAAAGTCAGCCGCAGCTCCTAGCACTTGACGGTCCATGAATGCCTCTAGCACTTCTGCATACGCCTTGCCTAGGTTTGTTTCAACTTCTGCTGAATCTGCATCGTTTGCAAGCGGAATGTATATTCTGACCTGGAAAACAAATGTCATTCTGTCAGTTCTGTTTGAGTTGTAAAGAGCCTCGTTTTGAGATACACCCACTACTGCCACAGGAGAACCAGCAAACTCAGAACGTGCTGCAAAATACACCTCTTGTAGGTTTGTAAGTGTTTCTAGTTTGTCGACAATTGCTTGTCTCATTGTATTGAAAAAGTCCATAGTTGTTTATTTTACTTTGATTTTGTTAAGTACCCGTGTCATAGCATCTCCCATTTCTTTATTTGCATATGGTCCTGCTGCGTCTACAGCATTGCTAAAGAATGGCTGTGCCTTTGTTCCTGGGTGATTCACCCTCTTAGCACGCACCCATTGTCCGTTCACTTTAAATGCCAGCATCTTCTTGTACTTTGGCACAATGACATGAGGTCTAGTACCCTGGTCAACTGCAGCACCGTACAAAGAGTTGACTCTAACTATAAAACCAGTGGAACTGTATGGTGTTGTCTTGATACTTTGTCTTAATGAACCTCCCCCTTTGTACTTACCCACAGGCGCTGCGTGTTTAGCACTACTTTCAACAAACCTAGCAGAACGTTCAAGCGCAATTAGATATTCTGCATGAGCAATACCCGGTGCTTGCATAAAGACCGACTTTAGTTTGTCTGCATTGAGAAGAGTAATTTTTAGTTGCATGTTATTCTTTGAACGCACGTAACGACACCTCAGCATGTTTGTTTCCACCCATCTGCATTTTTTCTACACCAGACACTCTATACTCGTCAGTTAAGTTCACAACTACCTTGTCTCCTTCTTTGAAATCAAGAACATCACAAAACATAACCCATTCTTTTCCGAACGCACCTACTAGTCCTTCACCAAGTGTTGCTTCTAGTGGCTGGACATTGCAGTTAAATGTAGCAAGATAAGAGGTGTACTCTTTCTTTACAGTAGACCCGCTAACGAGTGTCTGTCGATATGTAACAGCTGTGCTGTCATAAAGTCTGTATATTACTGACATATTATCTCATTCTTCGGTAATTCTTAATGATTTCCAATGCTTTCTTGTAATCAGTCCACTCTGTATCATCTTTGTATGTCACAGAGTAACGTCCAAGTGATTCACTTTTAACATCGCCTTTAGCAGGATTAGCATGACTGACGATACCAGCAACTAACACTGTTGCTGCCCACTTCAAATCAAGTGGTAGATTAGCTTGAGTGCAATATCCTTTCTTGCCGACAATCGTTATGTTTTGTCTACCTTTGTAGAATACCGCATCTGTTTCTAGTCTCCACTTCGGTACTTTGTTTAGAGGGTACTGATACACCTCTGTCGTAACATCAGTAGTGTCGATTGTTACTGACGTGATTGACACATAATCTGGAATAAGCAAGATTTGTTTGTCGTTGCCGTCGTATGTACATGTACTGTCTGACGACTCAGCCAGAATAGTTCTGTCACATTGTCCGTTGATAAATTGTTCAACTCCAGTAATCCATTCTGTGAGTTGATTATCAAACGACTCTGAAATAACTGTCAGAGTATAGTTTTGAATTGCTGTTTTGTCGGTTATTGCCATATATATCTATTATATCTTATTGAGTAATGTTATGCTACAACATATGCCAGTGCTTTTGTCTGTACATGCTGAGTGCACACTGTGTAGGCACATGTGAGTGTGTCTATTGTGAATGTTTCAAGAGTTGTGCAGTCATCTTCAAGCATTGGTCGTGCCCCGTATGGAGACAATGCATCAGAGATAGGGTTGACTGGATTGCTGAATGGTGATGTCATGTCTTCTTGTGGAGATGTCTTACGTGTGTATGGTGTTACAGCATCTGCAAGAGGAGTCACCTTGTTCGTGTACGGCGTATCGCAAGGGTCAAGATATGGGTAACGAAGCATCACATATCTGAGTGTACGAGTCTTTACCACTGGAGACTTGACAGTGTATGTCAATGTCTTTGTTAGTGGAGTCGAACGGTCGATGTAGTAAGCAAGTGATTTGACTATTGCAGGTTGTTGTAATACAACTCTATAACTAAGTACAAGTGTTAGAGGTTGTACTGTAATGACAGTATATTTTAGAGACTTAGTTATTGCAGCTGGTGCTTTAACATCGTATGTCGCAGATAGTGTATGAGCAGTAGCACTTACTCTAACAGCATATCTGACTGACTTACTAAATGATATGTCTACATTCTTTAGTGTATACTTAAGTTGTTTTGTAAGCGCGTTAATCGCTGTGACATCATACTTGAGACTCTTAGTGACTGCTAGATGAGGTACAACTGCATAGTGTAAGGATTTCGTCACCTGATTTCCTGTCACTCGTATAGTGTAACGTAGTGCCTTTGTCAACGAAGGTCTTGTAGTAATGACTACATATTTGAGTGTTTTCTGTACGTTGCTAACTGCTCTAACTTCATAACTAAGAGAAGTAGTAACACTTGATGAGAGTCTTACTCTGTATGCCAGACTCTTTTGCAACTGTAGAGATGTCAACTCAACTGTATACTTTAAAGACTTAGTCAGTGAACGAACAGATGTTATGTCATACACGAGTGTCTTGCTAACTGTCTGTGAAGTTCTGACATCATAACGGAGTGACTTAGCAACAGGCAATTGTATCAGTGTGATACAGTATGTGACCTGTTTTGATATGTTAGAGACTGGCTTGACAGTATATCTAAGTTGTTTTGAACTAGATGTTGATGTCTTAACTGAGTACTGAACACTCTTAGAAGTAGACTGCAGTGAACGAATCTCATATGCCAACGACAAAGAGACACTACTAGAGTGTCTTACTTTATACTGAATCGACTTGTTAACTGAACTTGAATGTCGTACAGAGTAGGCTAACGTCTTTGAGATAGAAACAGAACCACCACTTGTACCTAGTACAGAGTAGCCTTGCCCTGGATATATCTGCCCGAAGTAGTTTCCGCCATATGCCATGTCATGTTATATTACAAGTTTGCTTCGCCTATAACTTTTACTTGCTTAAGTATCTTACCTGCTGTGCCAGGCGTGTTGTGTGATGAAAGGTCTGTTGACCAAGGGTCACCGCCTCCACCTGTTGTAATTGCAATAGCTTGCACAGGTTGTTGATAATTGATACGTACAGTGTACGCACCAGTTGTATTGTTGAATGGGTCACCACCCCCATTCACAAGCAATATTCCGTCTGTAACTGTCAGGGTGTGATTGGCCTCTTGTGGCTTTAACTTCCAACCATTCATTAAGAAGGCGTAAATAGGAATTGTTGTTCCTGCCACCGGGTCGATGTCATCTCCACCTACTTGTTGAAAAGCTGGAAGATATTTACTGTTGTCACTTGTTAAGAACCAATCCACCCAACGAGACCAGACATCACGAACACTCAGAGATGTAGTCCCTGAGGTTAGTGTAATTACTTTTGTTGGTCCATCGAATGTTAGAGCCATTTTATACTAGATATGCTCGGTCTGTTTCCGCAGTAAGCGTTATACCCTGATTTGTAGCTCTAGTAATAGTGTATGTTGTTACTACAGGCTTTGCTGAACCTGCATTACCAGCAACTACTGTTACTGCTGCATCTGTAGCAGGAGTTCTACTTCCTTGAACGTTTCCATCATAGTCAAACGAAAATGCAATTGAACTACCTGTGATTGTACCCTGAATTGGTGTGCCTGTTGCATCGTTAACTGTAATAGCACCTGTCAATCCGTAGTCGTTAGCACCAGCTAAGTCAGTGAAGTACATTCTGTAGTAACCTGTACTACCTGCTGTAAGCACAGCGTTGAAGTTCAATGAACCTGTCGCTGTATATGGTTCTGTACGTGCTACACCACCAACATCAGTAAATGTCAAACGGTTGACATCATCTGCGTCATAGTTGTCAATGTACACGCCTGTTGTTGTGATAAGTGTGTCACCAACGAAGTTCATGAGAGACTGAGTGATTGTACCATTGTGTGTACCTGAACCAGCATCAATGTCACCTGGTTGTCTAAGAAGATACTGCACTTTGGTGTAAATATCTTCAGCAACTGCTGCGTTACCTGCAACAATAACATTGTACGCATAATACGAACCTCCAATTTCACGTTCACCCGAATAAGCAGAGAATGTTGCTGTACCCGCTCCTGCCATTGCGCCTAGGTTAGCATAGTCAGTAGCGTCAGCAGTTCCTGCACCTGTACAGATGTACCAACGACCTGCTCCGTCCTTTACTACGTCGTCTGCCACGTATGGAGATGTGTTAGTAGTGTCGAAGTTGTTACCAACTATCCATGTTGTTGTAATACCGGTGTATGGAGCGTTAGCTGCCACGTTACCGTCAGTGTCTTGAATCTTCAAGTCGTCTTCGTTTGCAAGAAGCAGGTTCACAGTATACGCACCTGTAGCAGTTTGACCAGTGTCAGCAAGGATAGAGTCATCATACTTTTTTGCATACTCACGAACATATCCTTTGAAATATGTTCTACTATCAAAGTTGCCGTTAGATGCGTCTCCGTACACTTGAATACCCTCGTTCACTTCATCATCAAATGTAAAGTCAGCAGCTGCTCCACCGTTTGTTTTTTGATAATATAATTGAGCTCCTAGGTTAACATCACCAAGAGACACAATACCCACGTATTGTCTGTTAAGCACACCTGCACTTGAATACTCTGACCAACCTCCGTCTCGAAGCATTTGTCGTGTTGCATCATCTGCAGGCTTCCATCCACTGTATGTCGCACCGTCAGTTCCGAACTGGTATTGTCCAGATTTGG